AACAACTACAATACCTTACTTTGATGATTGGGAAGAACTAGGAGTAGATCCTGAGCGGATAGCAAAAGATGAAGAAGGTAATAACTATTATGTGCCGGCAGATATGACATATGAGGAGTGGAAAAAACAGTTTGTAGAGATACAAGGTACAAATGCTGACTTTATGGGGCATCCTAAAATATTTAAGGGTGAAAAATTTAGTATAAAAGCTTATGAAGTTAAAGAGCTAGCAGGAGTATTTACACAGACGAATTCATCCGAAGCACAAAAAACAATGGAGTTCATAAAGGATATGAAGTCAAAAGGGGTTTTACATGATTTAGATGGTATAGTAATAGCTAAAAACCTTCCGGGTATAGCGGCTTATGACCATGAGAATAACCTAGTATTTATTAATGAAAAAGTGTGTGAAAGCAGTTATATAGATAGGTATTTAAAAGACGATTATTTTATCGCCGAAAACGCTGAAGATATATTAAAGCACGAAATGTTCCATAAAAAACACTGGGATTTTGTAATGACAAAAGGGGATAATCATGCTATAATAAAAAACAAATTAGAAGCAGATTTACACAAGTATGTTGCTGAACAGCAAATGTACAACCCATCATATATTACAAGGGTCGTGTGTGATAACGCATATAACAGTTATAGAAAAAAAGATAACCTAAATGAATTAATTGCGGAAGTCCTTCTGCAAGAAGAAAAAGGCATAGTCAAAGATAGAAAATTATTACAACTGGTAAGGGGGTGTGTGGAATGATGCCTATGTTAAGTGAGTATGATAAGAAGATGATTGAAGAGACAGACAAGTGGATATATCTTGGAGAAGATGGGCTTCATCACTTAAGAGAAGACGCACCACCGGAAATAAAAAGACACCATAAAAAGATAAAAGATTTATATAGTATGTTTGAATAAAGCACCTTAACGGGTGCTTTTTTATTGCCGTCTTTTAGTTTTGCAGACGATAAAGAACAAAGACAGAAAGTGGAATGAACCACGCTAAAAAATGTAAGAAAGGAATTAGAGAACATGAAGAAAGAAGATTTTATAGCACTTGGGATTGATGAGGAAACCGCTAAGAAGTGTGAAAAGGCGAGTAATGAGGAGCTTAAAGGTTATGTACCATATGATAGATTTAAAGAAGTCATAGAGGAGAAAAATAAGCTTAAAAATGATATCGCTGATAGAGATAAGCAGTTCGAAACGCTAAAGAACTCTACAGGTGATGTTGAAGCAATGAAGGAGCAAATAGCTTCTCTTCAAGCGGATAACAAAGCAAAAGACGAAGCTCACGCAGCAGAGATCAAGCAAATGAAAATTAACAGTGCTTTGGAATCTGCACTAATCGGTTCTAAGGCTAAAAATGTAACAGCGGTCAAGGCGCTTATTAAAGACCTTGATAAGGCAGAACTTCAGGATGACGGAAGTATAAAAGGACTTGAAGAGCAAATAGCGGCTTTAAAGAAGTCTGATAGCTATTTATTCGAGGAAGCTACTACTACAAAGCCAAACTTCAAAGGATTTCAACCCGGAGTAGCAAAGAAAGAAACTACTACAGGAAAGGTTGATATGTCTAAGATGTCCTATGAGGAGTTGGCAAGTTATATTGAGAACAATCCGAATATCGGATAGTAGAAAGGTAAAGGTGAAAAAATAATGGCAAAATTTGATGCAAAGAGTTTTAATGAAAAGGCATTTGGGGCTTATATGTCCGCAATTCCGAATGTGAAACTTAACAAACTTAGAGAATCAAGGGCGGTGCTTAGTGATCAAAGACTGGCAGATACTTTCAAGAATCAGTCGCAGACAGGTACAGTTTATGCAAGGATACCTTATTTTGGTAGAATAGGTGGAAATGCTCAGAATTATGATGGTCAAACAAATCTTACTCCGGAAAGAACGACAACTTATGAGCAGGGTGTATTCACATATGGAAGAATGATGGGATGGACCGAGGCTGACTTTAGCTATGATGTAACAGGCGGTGTTGACTTCATGGCTAATGTAAGAGATCAGATCATGAGCTACTGGAACGAAGTGGACCAGGATGTTATCTTGTCTATACTTAAAGGTATATTTGCTATGAGTGCTACAGGTACCGGGGCTATAAAAACAGCAAACAAAGCTTTTGTAGACGCTCATACATTTGATATATCCGCTTCTACAGAGAACAAGAAGACTGATGAGACTATGCTTGTTGGTGCTACTACTCTTAATAGCGCTATTCAGAAGGCTTGTGGTGACAACAAGCAGAAGTTTAGCCTTGTTGTGTGTCATTCTACTGTAGCAACAAACCTTGAGAACCTTAATTTACTTGCATATCTTAAGTATACTGACAGTGAGGGAGTTCAAAGAGATTTAAGTATGGGTACGTGGAATGGCAGACTGGTCATCATTGATGATTCTATGCCGGTAGAGGTTAAGAATGTAGGTGCCACAGGCGGAGATGTTTCACTTTACACAACTTATATACTTGGAGAGGGAGCTATAGGCTTTGAGGATGTAGGTGCAAAGGTGCCTTATGAGATGGTAAGAGATGCAAAGACAAAGGGTGGAGAAGATACTCTTATCTCAAGAAAGAGAAATGCTGTAAGTGTAGCCGGTATATCCTATCTCAGGGCTAGTCAGGCTACAAACAGCCCTACAAATGCGGAGCTTGAAAACGGTCTTAACTGGTCTTTAATAGACAATGAAACAGGAGCTATTCCTCACAAGGCAATTCCTATAGCTCGCATAATCTCAAGGGGGTAATATGTTAGACAGGATAAAAGAGAGGTTGCAGTCATTAGGCTATACAGTAAAAGATAGTGATGATATTGCTATAAACTTTGCTATGCAAAAGGTTGAAAATACTATAAAAAACGATTGCAATATCTCCGCTATCCCTGATGGTCTTATGAATATTGCAATTGATATGGCCGTTGGTGAGTTTCTTATGTCAAAAAAGACATTTGCTCCTAACGACCTTTTAAGTTTAAATCTTGACTCAGCCATTAAGCAGATACAAGAGGGTGATATAAATATAGCTTTTGCAGTAGGCGAAGGGAGTAAGACAGATGAGCAAAGGCTTGATAGCTTTATAAATTATCTTTTGACCTATGGTAGAGGTGAATTTAATACCTATAGGAGGTTCAAATGGTAAATAAAGGTATGATAGCAGCAAGGAAGGCTATAGAAAGTAAGTACAAAGGACTTTGCACCATACTGGAAAAGAAAAAAGTAAAGGACGAGACTACTAAGTCCACAGCGTTAATGGATATGGCAGTCTTAAACAATCAGCCTTGCAGGTTGTCATACAGTAGTTCCGGTGTGGCAAATCAGACTGATACAGTATCAAATATAGAGCAAGCTATTAAGTTATTTATTGCTCCGGAGATTAAAATTGCTCCCGGCTCTAAACTTAGAATAACTCAAAACGGAGTAACTATTGATTATATATCAAGTGGTGTATCCGCTATATATGAAACACATCAAGAGGTATGCTTGGAGCTTGAAAAGGAGAGGGCATAATGGCAACATGGGGTAGTGCTGATTTTGAAGCGATCAGAGCAATGCAGAAAAACATAGAGCGAATACAGCAAGTTGATATGGCTGCATTTTGCACTGAGTGTAGTAAGGAAATTGCAAAAAGACTTCTTGCACTTGTGATTCCCAGGACGCCGGTTGGGCAGTATCCTAGCGGAAGTGGCAAGGTGGGAGGAACATTAAGGCGTGGATGGACTGCTGCTGAAAATGTAACTGTAACCAGAGAGGGAGATACTTACACAGTTGTTATAAGTAACCCGGTTGAATATGCTCCTTATGTTGAATTTGGGCACAGGACCAGAGGAGGCGGATTCAAAGATCCACAGTTCATGCTTACAATGTCTGAAGAAAAGCTTAGGACTATAATTCCCAAACTGTTGGAAAGAAAAGTAAAGAAGATGCTTCAGGAGGTTCTTGATGCCTAAGATAAATAACAGTCTTGTATTAGATGCAATAAGTATTGCTATTAATAAAGTGTCTCCTGCTTCAAGTATATACATTGATAAAGTTGAGCAAGGGCTAAATAACGGTGATTTCATAGTAAGGTTGATAAATACAGAATATATACAGCACGGTAATGAGGATCTGTATAGAGTAGTTCCGGCTTTTGATGTTATTTACTTTCCTGAAAGTGGAAATAAAGACTGTATGAGCATGGGGGATAAGTTGTCACAGGAATTATCGTTAATTGAATTAATTACAGGTGATTTATTAAGAGCAACAAATAAAGGATATGAAATAGTAGATGAAGTTCTTCATTTTAAGGTTTCATACCCTTATAACACAATAAGTTATCGTAATGATTCGGGAATGGATGAGTTAAAGGTGGACCAAGGAGGATAAAGTGGCAAATAAAGTAATCAAAGACATATCCAAGTATTCTAAAGAGACAATTAGTCTATCTGACAGATATGCAGGGTACAAAGATATTATCAATGCAGAACTGGATGATGATAATGAGTACTCTATGGATGAGGTTGATAATATAATCAGTGATTTTTTGAAAAGAGAGGTGAGATAATGGCTTTAGGCGGCGGAATATGGACTAAGCAGGATAAGATATTGCCGGGAGCTTATACGGTATTTTCAAATGTAAAAAAGGCTACTGCTTCACTATCGGACAGGGGTGTTGTAGCACTTCCTATCGTTCTTAATTGGGGAGAAGTAGGGAAAGTACAGACAGTAAGCAGGGAAGATTTTCAGGCTAAGTCAAGAGAGTTGTTCGGATACAAGCAGGGTGCGGATGAACTGATTAATTTAAGAGAAGTATTTTTACACGCTACAAAAGTACATGTATTCAGACTTGCGGCGGCAAATGCAGTTCATGCAAGTAATGATATTGCAAAGGCTAAATATCCGGGACCAAGAGGAAATGATTTGAAACTCGTTATATCTGCAAGCGTGGATGTACCGGGTTCTTTTAATGTATACACATATCTTGATAACACACAGGTAGATATGCAAACTGTAGCAGGTGCGGCAAATCTTAAAGACAATGCCTATGTATCTTTCAAGAGTACAGCAACATTATCGGTTACAGCAGGAATGCCGTTGACAGGAGGAACTAACGGAGGTGCAATCACGGGTGAAATGTATCAAAAGGCATTGGAAGCTTTTGAGTCTTTTTCCTTCAATGTTTTGTGCTGTCCAAGTACAGATAGTACCGTAACAAAACTGTTTATAGCGTATACAAAGAGGTTGAGAGATGAGGTAGGTGCTAAGTTTCAAACCGTTATATATGCTGTCGATAGCGACCATGAGGGGGTCATATCTGTTAAGAATGATGTAGTAGGGGCAGATAAGCAATCACTTGTATATTGGGTTGCAGGAGCTGAGGCAGGATGTGAGGTAAATAAGAGCCTTACTAATACCGGATATAACGGAGAGTATGAAATAAATGTCGATTATAAACAATCAGAGCTTGAAGCAGCGATAAAGAAGGGCAAGTTTGCATTACACAATGTAAACGGAGAAGTAAGGGTACTTGAGGATATAAATTCTTTAGTGACACTTGCAGATGATAAAGGGGAGTTATTCCAATCTAATCAGACTATCAGAGTTATAGATCAGATAAGTAATGATATAACTGCATTGTTTACCACGAGGTATTTGGGTACAGTGGCAAATGATCCCGCAGGAAGAATAAGTCTGTGGAATGATATTTGCAAGATACATCAAGAACTGGAAAAGCTTAGAGCTATAGAGAATTTTGATACTAAATCTGTTGAAGTAGTGCAGGGAAATGATAAAAAGTCTGTTCTTTGTACTATAAGCGGAGTCAATATAATAAGTGCTATGACTAAACTCTACATGAATGTAATCATAGCGTAGTAAGGAGGATATATGGATAATTCAATAATGAATGCTATGGATGCCATAGCAGGGTCTCAAGCTTCCGCATATATAACGCTTGCAGACGGTAACAGATATAAGTTTATGCAGCTTTATTCTTTTGAGTCTAATATGGAAATAAATCTTGTTGAAGTTCCAATTCTTGGGAAAACCGGCAAAGGGAATAAGCCGAGTGGTTGGACAGGTGAGTGGAAAGGAACTGCACATTATAATCAGTCAATACTTAGGCAGATGTGGCTTGAGTACAAAAATACAGGAAGACTTCCAAGTTTTGATATACAGATAACTAATGAAGATCCTACATCTGCTATAGGAAGACAAACTATAGTGCTTAAGGGTTGCCTGTCAAAAGGTGGTGTACTTGCTAAATTCGATGCTGACTCAGAAACACTGGACGAGGATATAGAGGGTACATTCGATGATTGGGAAATGCCGGAAAGCTTTACAATGCTTAAAGGTATGCAATAGGAGGTAATTTATGGAAAGAAGTTTAAGTGCATTTTTAGCACAAAATGTTAAGAAGATTGAAAATACTTTTTATCCGGCATCAAACAGAATAGTAGATGATAAAGGAAAGCCGGTTGATTGGGAGATCTGTTGCATAACAGCTACAGAAAATTCAAGAATTAGAAGAAGTTGTTTTAACACCGTAGCGGTTGCGGGTAAAAGAGGTCAATACACTCAAGAGTTTGATGCAAATCTTTATTTGGCAAAGATATGCGTAAGAACAACAGTGTTTCCTAACCTTAATGATAAGGAACTTCAGGATAGTTATGGAGTTATGAGTGCGGAGGAGCTTATAACTACAATGCTTACTCCGGGAGAATTTGAGGACTACTCTACTAAGGTTATGGAGACTAACGGTTTTACTGACGAGAAGAACTTGGTTAAAGAAGCAAAAAACTAATAGATGGCGGCGATCCTGAAGCTAATTATGCATATTACTGTTTGCATAAGTTCCACTGGAAACCTACTGATTTTTTGGGAATGACAGAGGAGGAACAGGCCTTTGTGATTGCTGCCATTGACATTAAAGCAGAAAATGACAAAAAGCAAGCTAAAGAAGCAAAGAAAAAATCAAAAAGATAAGGAGGGTTGAATAATTGGCTACGATACAATCACAATTAGTGCTTACTGATGGAATGTCAAGTGTAATAAGACGTATTAATTCAGCTCTACTTATTTGTATAGACAGTTTTGAACAAATGCAGTCTGAATCCAACAATCAAATAGATACATCTGCTTTGTCAGATGCAAGGTCGAGACTTATACAGCTTAATGGAGAACTTGATAATGCTATTATAAGGGAAGATAGAGTAAGACAGGAAAGCGAGCAAACCGATAACTCGCTTCAGGATCTGACAGGAACTTTCATCGGTTTGGCTGCAGCTGCTGCAGGGGCTTTTTCGGCAGGTAGCCTTATTGAATTAGCCGACACAGCTACTCAAACAAGAGCAAGGCTAAATCTAATTACCGGTGATTTAGAGAAGACTAAAGATCTGCAGGATGCGATAATGGAATCGGCTAATCGTTCAAGAGCAGCGTATCAGTCTACAGCAGATGCAGTAGCTAAAATGGGCCTTATGGCTAAGGATGCTTTTAGCAGTATAGACGCAAATGGTTATAAGACTTTGAATACAGGTGAACTTGTTGCTTTTACGGAACTTTTGAATAAACAATTCGTAATAGCCGGAGCATCTGCACAAGGAATGGATTCTGCAATGACACAGCTTACACAAGCTATGGCATCAGGTGTGTTAAGAGGTGATGAGCTCAATTCTATATTTGAGCAAGCTCCAACTATCATAGAAACTATAGCGAATCATTTAGGTGTTGAAATAGGTCAGATAAGACAGTTAGCACAAGAAGGCAAGATTACGGCAGATGTAGTTAAAAGTGCAATGCTGTCATCGGCAGATGAAATAAACTCAAAGTTTGAGTCTATGCCTTACACATATGCTCAAGTGGGCACTATGCTACAAAATATTCTTATGGACACTTTCGAACCGGTCATACAACTAATTGGTCAAGGGGCACAATGGATAGTTGATAACTGGAGTAATATAGAGCCTATTTTGGCAGGTGTAGCGATAGGTATACTTTATGCCGCTACTGCATGGGGAATATATACAGCTGTGACATGGTTGACTGTAGCAGCAAATCAAGCACTTCTGGTAAGTATGTTATCTAATCCATTTTTATGGCTCGCAGTATCGGTTGCAGTTGTGGTTGCTGCAATATATAAATTCATTCAGTCGGTAGGCGGAATGAAAAATGCTTGGACATT